GCGTAAAATCATCAAAATAGAACCTACGGAGCCCGTATTGCCAAGGCGAAAGCGAGTGGCTGCTTATGCTCGTGTATCAATGGAGTGTGAACGCCTTATGCATTCAATGTCAGCACAAATAAGCTACTATAGCGAACTGATACAAAAGAATCCCGAATGGGAGTACGCAGGTGTTTATGCTGATAATTTTATATCAGGAACAGAGACCAAGAAACGGCAGGAGTTTCAGAGAATGATTTCTGACTGTGAAAAAGGACTCATTGATATTATCCTTTGCAAGAGTATATCACGATTTGCCAGAAACACAGTGGATCTTCTGGAAACGATACGGCATCTGAAAGATATCGGTGTTGAAGTACGATTTGAAAAAGAGAACATCAATTCCTTGTCGGGTGATGGCGAACTGATGCTGACCATTCTCGCCAGCTTTGCACAGGAAGAAAGCCGTAGTCTTTCTGAAAATGTAAAGTGGGGCATTCGGAAACGCTTTGAAAAAGGTGATCCATGCAATCGAAATCCAATACTCGGCTATGAATGGGTTGATGACAAACTGGTCGTTGTCCCGGAAGAAGCAGAAATTGTAAAGAGAATATTCCGAAACTTCCTTGACGGAAAATCAAGGCTGGAAACGGAACGGGAACTGAATGCCGAAGGTATCACAACAAAGAGAGGATATCGCTGGATAGATTCCAATATAAAGGTTATTCTGACCAATATCACGTATACAGGCAATATGCTTCTGCAAAAGGAATACATTACCGACCCGATTACCAAACGCCGAAAGAAGAATAACGGCGAACTGCCAAAATACTATGTGGAAAATACGCATGAAGCCATTATAGATATGGAGACTTTCAGGTGGGTGCAGGAGGAAATGGAAAGAAGGAAAAAGTTAGGCCCTCTGGCAAACAAATCACTGAATACCTGCTGCTTTACAGGAAAAATCAAGTGTCCTTTCTGCCATAAAAGCTATATGCATGAAGTCAGAACAGACCGAGGTTATGCAGAATACTGGCTTTGTGGAAGCAGAAAGATAAAAGGCTGTCGCTGTACTGTCGGCGGCAGTATCAATCATAAGCACTTACAGGAAACCTGTGCAAAAGTACTTGGATTGCAGGAATTTGATGAGGCTGTTTTTCTTGAACGTGTGGATGTTATTTATGTTCCGAAGCGTGAAACATTAGAGTTTCATCTGAAAGACGGAACAGTTGTAACGGAAGCGTGTAAAAACACAGGCCATCAGGACTGCTGGACGGAAGAACGAAGGGCTGCCACTTCCTTGAAACGCAAAAATGGAAAAAGACCGAATCGGGCGGATATGACTTGTTTCTCAAAAGTGATTAAATGCGTAAGGTGCGGATGTAATTTCCGGAAAGGCACACGCACCTCTGCAAATGGCGACAAAGTTAGTCACTGGAGATGTTCGGAACATAAAGGATGTAATTCCGTAAGTCTTCGTGATGATTTACTGCGTACTATGGCAGCACAGGTTCTCAGCATCGATGCATTTAATGAAGAGGAGTTTGAACAGAGAATTGACCATATCGATGTGGAAGAAGACAGACTGGAGTTCTATTTTCGAGATGGTCATTCTGTAACGGATCATTGGCCAATACCAAGGAGGAAAAAATGCCAAAAATAACGAAAATACCTGCATCAATCAGCCGATACACATCAGCACCGATTGATGCACCTGTCAAGCGTAAGGTTGCTGCCTATGCTCGTGTGTCAACCGACAGCGAAGAACAGTTAACTTCATACGCTGCTCAGATAAGCTATTACACTGAATACATAAAAGGACGTGAGGACTGGGAGTTTGTTGGGGTGTACACTGATGAGGGTATCAGCGGTTGTTCCACCAAACGCAGAGAGGGCTTTCAGCGAATGATATCGGACGCAATGGCAGGAAAAATTGACCTTATCATAACAAAAAGTGTGAGCCGTTTTGCAAGAAATACTGTTGACAGCCTGACAACCATTCGTCTTCTGAAAGAAAATAACGTGGAGTGTTATTTTGAAAAAGAGAATATCTGGACGTTCGACGGCAAAGGAGAACTGCTTCTTACCATTATGTCAAGTATAAGCCAGGAAGAAGCACGTTCTATTTCAGAGAATGTAACCTGGGGACACAGAAAGCGTTTTGCCGATGGTAAGGTTAGTGTTGCCTACAGCCGGTTTCTCGGATATGACAAAGGCCCTGATGGAAAAATGGTTGTGAACCCGGAACAGGCCGAAATTGTAAAGCTGATATACCGTCTGTTTCTTGAAGGCATGACACCGCATACGATTGCTATTCATTTAACAGAGAAAGGCATTAAAACGCCCGGCGGAAAAGATAAGTGGAATGCAACTACAATCCGCCGTATTCTGACAAATGAAAAGTACAAAGGTGACGCACTCCTTCAGAAAGAATTTACTGTGGACTTTCTGACCAAAAAGACAAAGAAAAACTGTGGTGAAATACCGATGTACTATATCGAAGATGACCATGAAGCCATTATCGATCCTGCAGTATTTGATATGGTTCAGCAGGAAATGGAACGCAGAAAGACAGGAACATCACGCTATAGCGGTGTCAGTATCTTTTCAAGTAAAATTAAGTGCGGTGAATGCGGAGGGTGGTATGGGGCTAAGGTCTGGCACTCCACCGACCAGTACCGTAAAGTTATCTACCGCTGCAACAACAAATATAACGATGAGCGCTGTACTACACCGCACATCATGGAAGAGGAAGTAAAGGCTGTGTTTCTGAAAAGCCTGAATAAGCTGCTTGCCAATCGGGATGAACTGATAGAAAACGTAAAGCTGATTTGTGATAAGCTGACTGATACATCAGAACTGGAAGCCGAAAAAGAAAAATATGCCGAGGAAATGTCCCTTGTTGCGGATATGGTTCAGGCGGCAATGCTGGAGAATGCTCGTATCGCACTTGATCAGGAGGAATACCGGCAGAAAAATGATGTCCTTTCCGCACGATTTGAGGCAGCAAAGAAAAAGCATGACGAATTGGCCATGCGGATTGAAGAAATAGAAACACGAGGACAGAATCTCCGTCACTTTCAGGAAACGCTGGAATCCTTAAACGGACAGGTGACTGAATTCGATAGCGACCTTTGGGGTTCATTGGTTGATTACATCACGGTTTATGAGAACGGAGAAAAAACAGTTACTTTCAGAGATGGAAGTGTGATATAGAGGAATGATAAAATAAAGGGTCTGCTGCAGTATCTGCGTACTGCAACAGACCCTTTTTGTTTGACTCCTTAAGAGGTAGTGGATATGCGTTTTGGTCTTTCAAATATCTGATTGATAAAAAGAAGAAATGGATCAAATACCCGATTAAACAGCCACATATAAATTGAGCCAAATACATTTGTAAAAATACGAAGTAAAACTGCATAGGCAAGACCAAAAGTTGGTACAGCCACTGTAATTGCGCTGAATGCATTAAATGCAGATTGCCATACATAGCTGGCAGAGAATCCAGTTCCGATTCCTCCAATAATTCCAAGGCAAGGACGAATTTCTTCCGGCAAAATCAAATATGCAATGAAAAAGATTGCACTGCCTAATATATTGCCTAAAACACGGTGCTTTGTGCGATATTCAACATCTTTACGAAATGGTATCAGAACGGACATTGCGGCAATACCAATCCAGTATACTCTCGGAACATTGAGAAGTGCAGCGATTAACATTGCGCTGGAAATGCCCACAGAAAGACAGATTTGCCATCTGGTACGGGAAGAAGAAAGATGAATCTCTTTAAATAAGTCCATGAAGCTGCGTTTATATTCCACCTTGCGATGCTTAAAATATAGAATAGAGGCGGTCAAAACAGCTCCGATCAAAAGACTGATCAAACGCATCTGGTATGCTTTTCCGCTTACATCATAACCAAACAGGAGAAGATAGGAAAGCACAAAAGTGGAATGGTTGAACATCGTAATGTTATGACATCCTATCAGTGCCAGAGCGAAAATGCAGATGAGATTGATGCAGAATGACAATCCGGTGGGAGCGAGATTAGACAGCTTCGGACCAAATGCAAGAATACCATAGATGAAAAGAATTCCAAGTGTGCCCTGAGAATTCTGGATTCCAAGGTCGGAATATCGAACTGCTAACACGCAAAGCAGTACAACCACACCGGCAATGCTGTTTTCATTGCCAAAAAGTACAGAAAATAATGTGACAAAGGAAACACAAAAAGCAACAACCAGTGCAATTTTGAATAGATAAACAGCAATATGCTTACATTTATCTTTTGGATTCTTAAAGCTTGCAATATACGATTTTGAACCTGCCTGGTTGAGTTGAAGTTCCTGATAAAAATTCATAAGTTACCTCCCATTTTTCATCATTAGATCATTAGCTTCTTTAATGTATTTTATTAAGGCCTCGAATTTTTCATCTCCGAGAATTTTTCGAAGCCGATAAATAGGCTCCAGATAATACTGGTATGTCTTTTCCAGCTCCATTGTTCCTTTGGCAGTACAAAGGAGCGTATAACTTCGTTTATCATTTGAATTATATTTCTTTTGTAAAAGTTCTTTTCGTTCAAGATGTTCGATTAACCGGCTCACTGCAGATTTGCTTAAGCCTGTCAGTACCGTTAATTCAAGGGGTGTCAGTTCTGCGTCCGATAATACAATACGGGAGAGAAGATCCAGTTCCTGCGCAGATGTAATGCCGCCTTTTTGGGCACGCTTTATTTGAAGACTCGTAAAAAGCCGAATTTCCTGTGCTTTTTTCATCATTTCTATCCAGCTCATGTCTTTCATACCTCATGCCTCCTTTTTACCAGAAAATATAGTTCACAATGTAAACTATCCAGCAGTATACACCTATCAGATAAATTTGTCAAGCTTTTGAGATATATTTCAGAAGATTAAATAATTTTTTCTCTTTGGAGAGGAATCTTTCGTGCGATGTGATGAAAAGAGGAATATGCTTTGACTGGGTTGATTCTTTGCTTGGCACCTGAACAACGGTGCTGCCGTATTTTTTAAGAAAAACATCTTGAAAAAATGTGCGAAATTGTTTATAATATACTTATAACAAATTTCACAGTTCATCGGTGCATCATTCGCTCAAATGCACCCAGTAATCTACAAATGCAACCGCTTGGGTGCATTTTCGTGTATGCGTTAAATTGTATCACTTTCGGTACGGCAATAGATCCTGCGGCAGGCAGCGGAAACTTCCTGACAGAAACCTACATTTCTCTCCGTCGTTTGGAAAATGATGCACTATACGAGGAGCACCGTGGTCAAATGATGCTGGGCGGTGAGGGTGAATACAATCCGATTCAGGTTTCCATCGGACAGTTTTACGGCATTGAAATCAACGATTTTGCAGTGACAGTTGCAAAAACAGCCCTGTGGATCGCAGAAAGCCAGATGATGCAGGAAACGGAAAAGCTAATGCAGATCAATCTGAATTTCCTGCCGCTGAAATCCTATGCAAATATCGTGGAGGGCAATGCTCTGCGGATTGACTGGGAGAGCGTTGTGCCGAAAGAAAAGCTGAATTATATCATGGGAAATCCGCCGTTTGTGGGATATTCTCTGCAAAGTAAAGAACAAAAGTCAGATATACTTTCTATTTATGTTGATGAAAAAGGAAAGCCATATAAGACAGCTGGAAAAATTGACTATGTTGCAGGCTGGTACTTCAAAGCAACCATGCTTATGATTGGAACTGAAATCAGGACAGCTTTCGTTTCAACAAACAGCATTACGCAGGGAGAACAAGTTGCAGGCGTTTGGAAGCCACTTTACGACCGCTTTGGGATTCACATTGATTTTGCACATCGTACTTTCCGGTGGGATAGTGAAGCAAGCTTAAAAGCCCATGTGCATTGTGTGATTGTCGGCTTTAGTATCGCAGATAATGCAATGGATAGGCGACTTTTTGATTCAGATAGATACATTGTTGTTGACAATATAAATCCATACCTAATTGCAACTAAGACAGTATTTATAGAAGGACATACAAAACCAATATGCAATTCAATTATTCCAATGATTTCAGGGAATCGTCCAGCTGATGGAGGAAATTTAATATTATCGCAAGTGGAAAAGGATGAATTAATTTCAAAAGAGCCACAAGCTAAAAAGTACATCAAGCGGTTTATGATGGGATATGAATTTATAAATAATGTTCCAAGATATTGTTTGTGGTTAGTTGGAATAAGTCCTGCTGAATTAAGAAAAATGCCTGAAGTTATGAAGCGTGTTGAAGCATGTAGACAAGATAGATTAAACGGTGCTCCAGATAGACAAAAACTTGCTGATACACCTACTGTATTCAGAGAACAATTAAATCCAGATAAATTTATAGCATTACCTGTTGTATCATCACAACAAAGAAAGTATATACCTATGGGATATTTGAATAGTGATGTGATTGCAGGAAATAAACTTTTTATAATACCTAATGCAACATTTTATGAATTTGGGGTTCTTACTTCGAATGTTCACATGGCATGGATGAGAGCAATCGGTGGTAGATTAAAAAGCGATTATAGTTATTCTAAAAATATTGTCTACAACAACTTCCCCTGGTGCAATCCAACGCCCGAACAAAAAGCAAAAATCGAGAAAACCGCTCAGGCAATCCTGGACGCAAGAGCACTTTACCCCGACTGCTCCCTTGCTGACCTCTACGATGAAACCACCATGCCGCCGGAACTTCGCAAGGCACATCAGGCAAACGATTTTGCTGTGATGGCTGCCTACGGCTTTGACCGGAAAATCACAGAGAGCGAGTGCGTGGCGGAGTTGATGAAACGATATCAGGAGTTGGTGGAGAAAGCTTGATCTGTGCACGCATCAGCACTGACGTGCAGTCCGATTGCATCGAGCAATGTCCCTGTTCCTCATCCAAGATTCGTCACAGAGCCACTCTCTAACGAGAGAAATCAAAAATAAAATCTCATCTATATATATTTAAATTTATATAAATATTATCTAATATATATAATATAATATATATAGTCATGAGATTATCAAAAAAATCAACTCCAATTTCTACGGAGAAAGCAAAGAAGTCTTTCCCGTATCAACCTCCAACCTCAAATATATATTATAATTCCGGTAAGGTAAATCTTTCAGCCTTACCGGAATTTTTGTTTTTGGAGGAACTTGAAATGGAAGAAGTAAGAATTTGTGACTACTGCGGAAGAGTGCTTGCAGAGGAAGAAGGCACACCGGTAGACGATGAACTGCTCTGCGACGATTGTGTCGAGGAACACTGTGTCACCTGCGACCACTGCGGCGAAACCATCTGGGAACAAAACAGCGTCTCCGATGAAGACACCTGCCTTTGTCAGGACTGCTTTGATGCCCACTACTACCGCTGCGAATCCTGCGGACAGATCGTTCCGGAAAGCATTGTCTGCTGGCACGGCGACCTGCCCTACTGCGAAAGATGCTTCGACGAGTTTGAGGACGAAATCGAGGAATACGGCTACAAGCCCACACCCATTTTCTACGGAAACGGAAAGCGATACTTTGGCGTAGAACTGGAAGTGGATGAAGGCGGCAAGGACAACGACAACGCCGCAGCTCTCAAAAGCATCGCCAATGTGCATGAGGAAAATATCTACATCAAATCAGACGGCAGCTTGGAAGACGGTTTTGAGATCGTTTCCCACCCCATGACCTTAGAGTACCACACAGAGAAAATGAACTGGAATGAACTCCTTCGGGAGGCAGTTTCCATGGGCTATCGTTCCCATCAGACATCGACTTGCGGTCTGCACGTTCACGTCAATCGAAATGCTTTTGGCGACAATCAGGCAGAACAGGAAGATGTTATCAGCCGGATCCTGTTCTTTGTAGAAAAGCATTGGAATGAACTCTTTACGTTCAGCCGCAGAAGCAGCTACAACATGAGCCGTTGGAGTGCAAGATTCGGCTTTGAAAAGACTGGCAAACAAATCCTAGAGAAAGCGAAAAGCGGCTGCAACGGCAGATACGTCGCAGTCAATCTCAATAACTACCACACAATCGAATTTCGCTTGTTCCGAGGTACGCTCAAATACAACACCTTCATCGCCACACTGCAGATGGTCAACCACATCTGTGATGCGGCGATTTCTTTGTCTGAGGAAGGCATCGATGCCATGAGCTGGTCGGAATTTGTAAGCTCCATTCGGGAACCGGAACTGATCCAGTATCTCAAAGAGAGAAGACTGTACGTCAATGAAATGGTAACAGAAAGCGAGGAGATGTAACATGTGTGCAGTGTTTGGATTCTTAGACTACAAGGGTAAGATCAGCAACGCTGTCCTGAAAAAATTGGTACACTACCTCTCTGTCGCTGCGGAAGTCCGTGGCACAGACGCAACGGGCATCGCCTACGTTCGGAGCAGCGGCATCATCACCTACAAAAAGCCCAAGCCGGCTCACAAGGTCAAGCTGTTCTTTCCCAGGGACACGAGGGCGGTCATCGGACACACCCGGTTCACCACCCAGGGCAGCGAGAAACGGAACTGCAACAATCACCCGTTCGAGGGGCACTGCGGCAAAGAATCGTTTGCTCTTGCCCACAACGGCGTGCTGTACAACGACAGGGAGCTTCGCCGGGAACAGCATCTCCCAACGACACCAATCGAAACCGACACCTACGTCGCCGTGCAGCTTCTGGAACAGGGACAGCAGCTGGACACGGAAAACATCAAACGCATGGCAGAACTGGTGGAGGGCAGCTTTGTCTTTACAATTTTGAGAAACGACAATACGCTGTTTCTGGTGAAAGGCAATAATCCTTTGACTTTGTACCATTTTCCCGCACTGGGATTGTACGTCTATGCCAGCACAAAAAGCATTTTGGATAATGCTCTGCAAAAAGTCCACATAGCAGAAAAAGCTTGTGAGGTCGAAATAGCTGAGGGTGAAATCCTAGAAATCACTCCGAACGGAAAGATCAGCAGAAGTACCTTTACCATGCAGGACTACATCCACACTATGTTCAACCCGTACAATTGGAATCAACTAGACTATGCAAAATGGTGGATGGAAGACGAGCGGGAAAAACTGCTGCTGGAATACTGCAGCACGTTTGGCGTTTCCGAAGAAGAAGTAGAATTGTTGCTGGAAGTCGGCTATAATCCGGACGAGATCGAAGAACTGCTCATGGATACAGCGGCAATGGAAGAGGCACTTAGTGAGGCAAAAACACTGTTACAGTGTGAAGCATAAATCAAAACGAAAATTGGAGGAATTTGACATGAAGGAATTTATCGCAGGACTGGTACTGACACTGGTGATCGGCGGCATCGGGATCGCCATCGAAATGCAGG